GCCTCGAAGCTGTCGATCAGCCGGTCTTGCCGTTCCTTGGCTAGCACGGCTGACACGAACCGCTCGTCCCATTCGTCGTCGATGTTTTTTGGAGCGTATCGGGCGATTTCGTCCTCTAGTCGGAATTTTTCAGCCCATAAATGATCTTGGACGAAACCATATACATCTCGGATTAACTGCTCTATGCGCTGTTGCTCTTTGCGCCGTTGCGCTTCCGCCTTCTGCCGCTCCAGCTCTCTTTTCTCGCGTAGGGTGGGGCGCCGGCGTACCGGCAACCCCAGCCCGAAATCATCGTTAAGGCGCTCGATGGCGCCGTTTATATCTAGGTCAAACAGACTCTTTACCAGCCCGATTACATCGCCCGTCCACCCGCAACCAAAGCAATGCGCAAAGTCATCTTTTATTCGGAAGGATGCTGTTTTTTCGTGGTGAAAAGGGCAGATGGCGTAACCAGACTTGTTGAATGTAATCCCATACCGTTCCGCTGCGTCTTTGATTGGCACGAGGGATTTGATGGTGGGGATAAAGGATGCATAATTATTAATCTTTTTCATCGCGTTCGCGGGAATGGTCATATTTGTCCTGCATGAGTTCTTCGATGGCATACGCCGCTCTAATTAGCTGTGCCGCTTCTTTGAGGAGTTGTGTGGCTTTTGATTTAAGCTGCTTAACGATTTCGGCATAGCCCTGCATGTTCATCCCTCCCTGTCCATCTTGGCGCCACAGTTGGGGCAGTAGTTCATGCGCGTCTGGTACCTGTAACTCGCCGCTCTGCATTCAGAACACTCAAAATAGCGCACATGGAATTTAGACGTTTCGCGTTTCTCCATCCACTTCCCATGTCTGACTGGTTCGGCGTCGATGGTGGGTTGGTCGTCAATAACACCGAGATAGTAGTTTACGGTATCGTTTTCGAAAGTGTTGTCATAAAGCACTTCTTCACGAAGCGCATCCGCATCAATCAACCGCATTTTAACCCTCCTTCAACGCAATCTCCCCAGCGCAGGCTAAATACCCACACGCATCCGCAAAACTGTCCGCCTTGAACCGTCCGCCCATGATACGAGCGATTTTGAGCAGGGTCATCATGATGGCGACGTCGACCTCGCTGATGTTGATTCCGCCAAGGTAGTCGCTCCAAAGCCGTGCGATCTTTGCGAAACTGTTTTCGGGGTCGCCGTACTGCTTCTCGCGGTCAGTGCAGACGCACTGGATGGCGGATTCTAATATCTCTTGGCGGGTCATCAAATCACCTTCCCTCCGTGCCTATGCGGTCTTGTGCGGTTGTATCTGTGCTTTTCCATCAGTACTGACTCGATGTCGATGCCATACAGGGCGCACATGTCCAGAATCCTGATGATTACGTCGGCCAGTTCGGTTGGAACGCCTTCGGGCTTTCCGTTGTCGGAATAGTACGTTTCGGTCAGTCCGTGTCCGCTCCGGTATTCTTCCAGTGCCTCGGACAACTCTGAATGGCAGAGCGCAATTAGGTCTCCGAATGAACGGTTCTGGTCGTGCCATCCATGTTCTTTGGCGTTGGCGTGTATCAGGCACATTAAGCCGGTTATGGTCATGCTTGGTGGTCCTCCATCCACGGCATCTCACCGCCGTAGTACTTATTGGCTATTTCCTGCTGCTTATCGGCAGGGAGCGAGCGGATACGGTTGTAGGCTTTTTGTTCGCTCCGTTGCTTGCCGCCCGAGTCCTTATAAAACGGGCATCGTGGCGGACACTCGTCGAGTTCCAGCCCAACACACCCGTTTTTGCCGCGCATTATGCATAGGCTCATGTTTTTGCCTTCTTTCCAGATAGAATTTCGACGATCCGTTTGCCTGTTTCTTGCTTCGTGCAGAATAAGAACTCGACACCATACTTGTTTGACATGGCCGTCAGAATCCGAAAGAGCCGTTCGCCAGACACAGCCAGAGGCGATTCCTTCAACCGCGGATTCTCCCACGCCATCACGTCTTGTAGGCTCTTTATGCCGCGCCCATGCTCGCATAGGACAATTAGTTTGATGCCGTACTCGTTCGCTCGTTCCAGCTCGGCCTTGAACCGTTTGTGCTGTTGGCATACGTTGCCGCACAGCTCCAACAGGTTCTGTTTCCGGTCGATTACCAGCCGAGGGTTGTCCAGCGACTGGTAATCACCGACCGGAAGTTTCGACACGAACCACTTGATTCCGCGATTATCAAACTCGGCAATAATCTTTTGGATAGCGCGTGCTTTTTCGCGCGAATCAACTTGAATAACCATATGAACCTACTTAGAAGGGAAGGTCAGATTCCGGAAGTTCAGTAAAGCCCTTCAGAACAGGGTCCTGGCTTGCAATCTCTGCTTTGGCGGCCTTGCCAAGCGGAAACTCTACGTTCTCGCAGATTACTTCCCAAGCGGTTCGCTTGTTGCCCTGTTTGTCCTCATAGCGACGCGTTTCGACGCGCCCCTCAACGGTTATGCCGTCTCCTTTTTGGAAGTACTTAGCCACAAACACACCGGTTTTCTGCCATGCAACACACTGTATGAAATCGGCCTGCTTGTCGCCGTTCTGGTCCTTAAAGCGCCTGTCAACAGCAATTGAGAAGGTGCAAACCTCAACTCCTGATTGGGTCGTTCTCAACTCGGGGTCCATCGTGAGCCGTCCACAAAGAATGATTTTATTCAAAACGTCTTTCCTCCTTAATACTCGGTTAGCTCATCCAGACTAATCGGTCCGGCTTGCTGCTTGGTCGCCCTACAATACGCGCACCGTTCGCACCGTGGCGGCTCGATTACGCCCTGTTTGATTGCATCGAAGTAGGGCAGCTTTTCGGCTAGAACAGCCAGTTCCGCGTCGATGTGGTGCTGTGGGATGAAGATTGTGCCGATATCGGGTGGACTTTGTTTGGTGATACAGTTCAGAAATGTCGGGAGCTGGTTGCCTTCTACGGTCTGATATATTGCCATTTGGAGCGTCCAACCCCAGTATTCCGCGAACGAAATGCGGCCTTGTTCGGCCTTGTAGAGCGGCTCGAAGTCTTTGACGGTCTTTAGGTCTACTATGCGTTCTTTGAGCTTTAGAACGTCTGGTTTAGCCTTGAACGGATACCCAAAGATTGTTCCGGTCAGAATGACCTGTTTGTCGCCATCCATAAACTCCATGAACACCTTGTCCCGTCTGGCTCGCTCGATCATTTCGTCCGCTTGCAGGTATTCCGATTTGAGCGTTCCATCGCGCTTGAAGATGTTTGGATGTTCTGCCTTGAACCGCTCAAATACTTCCGGTCCTTCAAAATAGGCGTCGACGTATGAACCTACAAGTAGCGCTGGTGATTCGGGCTGAGCATACTCGCCGTTCAGTTCCGCCATAGCCCGTGCAGGACAATCCATGAACGTCTTGATTTGCGAGGCCGAGAAGTAGATCAGGTCTGCTTCGCGCGAATAGTAGTTATCCCTTGTCAGGCGCATCGGCCGCCTCCGATCTGGTCGGTTCGGTCATCTCTGATTGCTTGCTCGCTTCGGCCTGTTTGCTCGCAATCTGCGCCGCACAGTTCGCGCAAAGCCTCTTCTTGTATTTCTTTGCTGTGTAGTTCGCAAGCTGTTCATCTGACATCCCCAGTGCAGCTGCAATCGCTCCACCGCATTCCTCGCACTTGATTGCGACCGTCTTGGGCAGGAACTTCCTCACCCTCAACGCATCAACGATATCTCCGAATGCCTTGACCTTCTCGATGCCGATCTGAATCTTATGACCTAACCAGTCCTCAATGTATGGGCTACCAAGCAGCTTCTGAATGGTCTTAGCGTTAGTCGAGTTGATAATCATCGGCTTGACGGGTTCGTGGAAGTAACAGACGATGCATTCTTCCTTTTTCCCGTCGGGCCCAATGACTTCTTCCTGCCGGACGTTCTTTATCGTCAATATCAAGTCCTTACCGTCCTCGATGCTGTACGCTCCGAGGTAGTTCGGATTGACGAGTTTCTTCCAATGAGTCTTAGCCACCTTTCTCCTCCTTTGCTGGTTCTTTTATGGCTTTTTTGTGTCTTTTCCGGTTCACTGCCTCCTCAACGCTCATTCCACGATTCAACCTAACCCTCAGCGTGTCGTAGTCGATGTTGAACATCTTGGATAGTGCGGAAACGGATATCGTCTCTCCGTTGTAAATTACAAACCGCCTACTTACACGCTCCCGTCTGTTGTGTTTCGGACCGCGTTCAATCGCCTCTAGGCGTTCTTTTTCAAGCTGTGTGATGATTTTATCTGGGTGGACCCCTTGACACAGGATGCGGCATTGCTCGCTCCGAAAGAACGCTTCAAGGTCATCCAGACAAAGCACGAAGCGCTTGTTGCAATCGCTAAATTTGTGTCTTTTCTTCTTGTCTGTGAGGTCGTCGGCTCTTGCTAAGATATACCGCCAGTCTGCAATCGCCTGTTCGACAATCCCTATAGCAAGCATCTTAAGCCCGTCAGGGTCGCACTCCCTTCTCATCACCAATCCTCCCGCCATGCCTCGGCTGTACGTCGCCTTTTGTCTATGCAGTCCTGACAGTAGCACATACAGCCAAATTCGTAATAATCATCGCCATCTCTGATTGATTGCTTACAGCCATCACAGATGTAGACTGTAGGCGGGTCTGGATAATCTGGAGGATCGAGCTTGTAATCCGGTACGATTTCCATTGTCATTTCCTCCTGTTTGTCCCTTTGTCGTTCAATCAATAAATGGAGAGCTCTGGAAACCTTTTGATCAGTAGATGGTACCCTTCAGGGTTGTGGCACTTTATCCAGAACAATGTGTTTTGCCTGATGGCATCTCCGGTGAGGCGCGCCGTTGTCCTCGACTGGAAGCCAAACGCGGTGTACCAATCTAAAACTGGCAAGTTGTGCTCAACGATGTAAGCTCCCACGTCTTGATATGTCCAGTCCGCCAGGGGGCAAAATCTGTAAAAAGTGCGTTCTCCGATATATTTGTAAGTGTATCTTGGCAGGCCTTTGGTTTGGCATTTCGCGAGGCTTATGCACCGCCCGCGACTTTCTTCTTTCCTTAGGCCGAGAAACACCCCGTCATAGTTGTCGTTGTTAAGGCTCTGAATGTCTCGCCGACCAGCTTTGCGTTGCTCATCAAAGGATGCCTCAGCCCATTCTTTTGAGAAGACGCGATCGAAGTTGATTTCCTCGACGACGGTTAGCCTCTTGAAATAGTTCAGCACGTCGTCTACATTGTGGATGATCCGGGTTTCGCCACTGCTGACAAATCGGCAAGGAATGCGGCGCTGGCGAAGTATCAGGTCTGCCATAACCGTAGAGTCTTTGCCACACGAGAGAGCAATATATGGAGCTTCGGCAATTTCCAGCATGGCGTTGATTCGTTCTTCGGTGTTGGCCACACGCCTTCGGTAGGTGTCCAATTTCGCGTGTAGACGAGTTGTCTCGAGATAGTTAGGCATTCTAGGCATCACCCTTCTTCAGACGACAGCGTTTAATCCTAATCGCATTAACGCTTCTGCCAATGGCTTTCGAGAGAGCAGCATCGCTGGATGTCCAGTTTCGCATGATGTATAGCTCGGCTTCAGTCCATGTCGTACTGTACTTCGGGTAAGGCTTTTTGAACCGTTCAACTACTCGTGGTCCAAAATACCGATTACTCAAGTAATGCCGCTTTTTGCTCTTTCTATCATGCTTTTGTGACTTCAGGCGCCCGGCGCGAACCCATGCGAGCACTGTGCTTCGATCCACATTGACGGCTCTCGCGAAATCTGCCAGCGTGTTATAGTTGCACTTTCGGTAGCGGGACATGGCACAGCCTCAAGTTACACGGTTTCCAATAGGGCGGACGGATCGCGTATTGCATGATCGGGTATCCAGATAGCTCCGGCGCTTCATCAACTGGTGTGGGGCGCATCAGTCCGTGCTGTGGGTGCATGAAAGTGTAATCGTCATCTGCGTCTTCAACGACCCAGCGATCCACCAGGCCGAAACCGGCTGCTGGCTTTTTGCCTACCGCGGCCACATTGTCCAGAAGAGCCTGGACTTCATCGCGATGCCCCATCGCCCAGAACACCACGATGCCATCCTTAACCGTTCGGATCATGTTGGGAACCCGATAAGCGCGGTATTTGCCCACCTTGCCGCTGATCAGTCCGCTGTTCTGAGCGAGGTATTCAAGCTTATCTGCAGCAAAAAAATCGGGGCGCTTGTTGATGTTTTCAACACTTTGACCGACTTCCTCATAAATGCCACGGCTCGCTGCCCAGCGGTTGCCAGGGAGCTGCCGAAGCGGCAGCCCCACATAACCGTCATATTTTGCTGACCCGAGCCCTTCCAGAACGTGTGGTGCGTGTTTGGCAAACCATGCGTGGTACAGAATACCGTCAAACATAACCACACCGTCAGCGCTGTTTAATCGTCCGTCAATCAGATGAGCTGTTATCTTCAGCGGAGACGTTGCCTTTTTTGCCACCAGCCTTGCCCTCCTTCAGCAGGTCGAAGAATTGGGTGCCTTCAGCGTCGATATGCGCTTCATATGCTTTGATCAGAGCGATTACGTCGGGGCGGATGTCAATCTTTCCGTGGGTTAAGATCATCTCTCCATCGCCGAGGATAGCATCGAAAATTCCAAAGCCTTTTGATGCCATGCCGCCGATCCGCGGTGTCTCGAACCACTTTGCCATCCCCGCGAAGAAAGCTCCGAGCTCTAGCGCGGTGACGCTTGGCAGGAAGATGAAGTCCTGAACGATCTCCGTGCCGGCAGCAAGGTATTGCACGCTGTAGCGCATCTGCGTTGAGGCTTTACCAATCTTTTCTGAGTCAATGTCTCTGATTAGCGCAGCTTTGATGTCATTCTTGCTGTCGTCGGTCCTTGTGAACTCAATTTCGTCGATCAGGCTGTGCCACGACAGGCCTGTTTTCTCGATGCCAGTAAACCTGCTTGTCTCATCGCAAATGGGGTAGCCGTAGGACACGAGCAGCTTACCGGCCATGATCATCGTTCCTAATCCACCGCCCAACAGAGACACGGACGGGAAATGCTCTCGTACCTGCTTTGCCTTTGCGATGTCGTCTTTCATCGCTGCACTGATGTTTCCGCCGCTAAAGAGCAGGTGGAAGATCTCCTTGTCTACTTGTGTGCCAAGGCGCTGAAGCAGGTGAAGCGCCATGTTATCGCGGAGATGGCCGCGGGTGCTGTTGCCGGTCAGAACAGGGATGCGTCCCTCGTCTGTCAAGATAGTCTGAAAGTAGCTTCCGGTACTGGCCGTCTCTCCAATGTGCGAGACCGGCGACAAGAGTTTAAATTTGATCCTCAGCTTCATCGTCTGTTACCCCTTCAAACTTTTCTCGCTGTATGCGCTCGCGCACCAGCAGGCACAGGTAGATACTGTCGTTTGCGAAGAGCGGAAGAAGTGAGTTGTCCTCCATCACTCGCAGTTGGTAGTTCTTATATGCATCTGAGCTGATGAGCTCGCCTGTAGCTGGATTCAAAACCGGCTCATCCGTCTGCAGGTACTTGGGCTTGATGCTGTCGATCTTTGCCTTTTGGCAGAAAGCCTGGATGAACTGAGGTGTTGTGGTTCCCTTCAGGCTTGCTCCACGGACAAAGGTTGCGAACCGATCCCAAGTTTCAACACCATTGAGCGGGCTGTTGCTGTTCCTGCTGCGGTACAATGCATACAGGATGAGCGCTGCTTGTGCGTGCTTCAAGCTTTGAGTATCGAAGTTATAGTACATATAGCCTCCTCCTCAGTAATGTCTCGCTTTTGGCCACAAAACAGGGGTATTTGAATTTCCCTCGATGTATCAAGCTCTCTGTTAAGCCACAATAGCGCCTCCTTTCCAATTTTTTGAAGGATTTCGTACCTGATTTCCCTCGCCAGCAACCCTCCTTTCGACTGGCCAAGGGTCTGAAGGCATTCAACGAAATCGAACAGCACCTTCATCCTGTTTCGCGAAGTAGTGATGGGCTCTGTTTCCAGGTTCACAGAGAATGGATCCGCTGTATAGTTCCACTTCGCGCGATAGAACAGGTGCTTTTTTTGCGTGGTGGTAATGACAAACAGAAACGGCGGATTGATTTTGCCGAGCAGGGCGTCGCGAATTTGCCGTACATTGAGCAGCTTAATATCGTCTCCACTTACCACGTAACTGTAAGGGTATAGGTTAAACAGCTTCGCGCATCTTTCGCAAACCATCTCCCCTACCAGAGCCCAGTCGGTGAAGTTCGAGCTGACAGCTTTTTTAACCTCGACTCCTCGTTGATGCGATTCGTGGCAGACAGGGCACACGATGGGGCAGCTGCGGATGGGGAGTTCTTTAAGCAAAACCTCTTTGATGATGTCCTGCCCGTTGGCATCACGAGTTTCATACAACAACGTCTTGGACATACGAGTTCTCCTTGTGGAGGGCGGGCGACTCTCGGCGACGATAGCCCGCCCCCTCATTGTTTTTCTTGCTTTTCTCCTTGATTTTGGATATATTATTGGTGGTCATTTTCTCCCAGCCGCTTCGGGACTGCCATCTCGGGCGGCTCTTTCGTATTTAAGCCGGATATTTCTAACGATCTGTCCAATTCTAGATGTCGTAACGCCGAACTTCGCGCTTATCTCTGATCGGGTATAACCTTGGTACAGCAGCAATGCCACTTGCCTTTCACGATCTTTTAATTTGCTAAACCACCTCTTAATCAGGTCTTTGCTGACAATGTCGTTTTCCATGTTTGTCATGGTCGGCAGAATATTTCGGAGCATAAATTCGGAGTGGCATTTTGAGATTGGCGCGTCCAGCGACACATGGAGCGAAGGCGGAATCCGTTGTTTGCGGTTAATGTATTTGATCCGCCGGAGAACACCATTTTCCGCTGAACAGTACATGATATTGCCGAGTGTTCCTTTTTCCGGCTTGTAGTGATACAGAGCGTATGTTACTGCCTCATTCACGGCGTCTATAACATCATCCTGTGGCAAGAATGGAAACTTCCTAATACAGTGCCGTATGCAGGCGTGATACAGCTTTTCGTTTTCCTCCAGCAGCCGGTTCACCTCGTCCGGCGATCTCATGGCGAGCCTCCTTACTTGGATTGGTTCTGCCTGGCGGTAAGTTTGATAAGCCATTTCTTGACGATGGTGGGAAGCCGGAGATTGAACATCTTGTAAGCTCCACATTCAAAGCACTTGATGTCAGCTACTTTGCCGTGGTTCGGAACAAATTCGATGTGCCCGCAGTGGGGGCAGTAGAGGGTTTTCATGCTTTAGTCTCCTTTCTGCTTGTCCAGCGCGGCCTCGGCTTCTTCGCGGGTGAGGAATACGGTTTTGCCGAAATCCGAAAGATAAAACTCGGCGTTTAAATCTTCAAAAAAGATATCGCTTTTGCCATCTGTAAGGTAAAATCCCATGCATGTGGTTTCAAATATTCTCTTGTTTCCGTCGTCGCAATCTTCAAACTCACAACTATTCTCAAATGGGCACTCGCAGAATCCGGTCCCGGTTTCGTAATCATCGTCGCAATGCACCATTACATTCTCACAATGCGAGATCACATACACCGTATCCCCCACCTTGCACGGCAGCACCACGCACCGCCCCTGTTCTTCGGCGTCCTCATACTGTGCAAGGCGTTCAAAGCAATCCAAAATGCATTGAAGCGTATTTTTGTGCGGGCTATTAACCTCTTGCTCGTCTGGCTTGACGTTCACCAGATAAGCGTGTCCGTTTTTGGTTCGTGCGGTCAATCTTTTCACTTCATTCTCCTTTCCCCACCGTGTTCCGCATCAGTTCGATCTCCTTTCTCGTCCTGCGGGCCGCGCCATTCAAAGCAATCTGCATGTTGAGAGGTAGTACAAGGCACCCTGCTTTTGTGCCTACACACCGTACACGGTGTTCCATCTGCCATCCTGTTAAGGTCATTCACCGCCGCCTCCAACCGCCTCTTTGTCTCGGCAAGAATCTCCGTGGTTTTCTTGTGCAACTTAACGGAGGTTTCGTATTTTTGAGTGACTTCGAAGGCGAGCCGCTTCAGTTCATCAACCGCCTGTACCTTGCGTTCCGCTTCATCAGCATAATGCACACAGCTATTCCATGCTTTGATGGCTTCTGTAAGCAGCGGTTTAACAGGACCACATGCCCTGCATCTGGTGCAACGCACGTATTGACCGAAACCATCCCATTCGCGCAGAGCTGCTTCGCCTCCGCAAAACGGGCATGGCAGCAGCTTGTCCATTAGGTGTCCTCCTCTGGTTTGTAGCGATAGGCGACGTATAACTTCCCATACTCCTCTTTCAGCAACTTAAAGTAACCTAGACCATTATCGGTATCGAGAATAAAGCCATCATCATTCCGTATGGCATAGCAATTTAACCTGTGACGCAAATCTGTCTTAAGTTCCTTCAGGAATACTTCCCGCATAGACTCAAAGGCTTTGATTTCTTTCCACGTTAACGGCTTCGGGTTCTCCCGTTCCGCCTTCTCGCGAAGGGCTTGGATAGCCAACTCAAATGCCCAGCGATCTTCGATGCATTTCGGGCAGTCACACTGCATAACTTCATCATGCTCAATAATAGCAATCGCCTGTTTGATTACGCTCATGGGTTACTCCTTTCCAAAGCGGTATCTCGTTACCGCTATCGGGAACGGCTCAACCTCCGCGCCGTTTATCTTGCATATGTTCCCGTGGTGTTTCATGATTTCATCACCTTTCTCGTCACCCACGCCGCAACAATCCCCGCCACAACAACCGGCAGGATAATGCGGAGGACGGCGGTGAGCTTGTCGAGGAGGGTCATGCTGATACCTCACGATTCCGCGCAATCAGCGCCTGATACTTACGGTATACGTAATGCCACATATCAGGGTCTTTGTTGGGGTCGAGCACTTGCAGCAGTCCCTCCAAGTCCTCTTTGGTGCGCCTCGCCCCGTCCACAATGATCGCTCCGTCCTCGTTGCATGGGCCGTCAAGGATATATCCGCGGTATCTGGGCATTGTGGGCCTCCTATTCGACGATGGGGATGAACTTCACTTTGCCATCAAATCGGTCATTGAGGTCTTTGATGGACTCAATGTTCAAATGGTTCACAACGGTTTCGTCGTGCAGTTCACCGTTGTTGATGGTATAGATTTTGCCGACAGTGAACCACGAGCCTTCAGAGTGAATACATACCACCTTGCCGTTGTACAGTTCCGGTTCGGGCTTGTCCTCAACGACCGGCTCGCCCATCAACCGCTGAAACGCGATCTTTGCGCCAGTTTTGAAGTCAAACTCATCATCCGGACTGCACTTTGCTTCGGCAGTCTTGATGGTCTTCTTCCCCCCAAGCAACCGTGCAGTGGTGGTTTTGCCATCGGTGGTGATGACAATCTTGTTGACGCTTTCGGCGGCGACCAAGTGCTTTTCATCTACACCCCAACCGTGCCCGGAAGGGATGAAACGTTTGCTCAAGCCCCAACCATCAATGTTTGCGTCGAAGTGAACAGCGTACCAATCAGGGCCAACGTATTTTACAGTTCCGAGAAGGCCGTCAATGTTCTTGTGGTCATAGGTGCCAACTCCACGCACCCTGTCTCCCACCTTGAACTTAGCCATTCCTCTGCGCCTCCTCATACGCATTACGAAACTCTGTGTACATATAGCGGTTGTCCGCCAGCGACTTCTCGTGTTCGCTCAAATCCTTCGTGCCGCTCCGCCTGGCATAGGAGTATGCATCCTCCGCATCCGCAGCCAGTATTTGCAACTTTGACAGAATTGCTGATGCTGTCTCTTGGTCGAGATGGAGAGTAATCTTCATCTTGCCTCCTTTCCTTAAATCACTTCTGACAAGTCTACATTGAGATGCTTAGCGATGATTCGCAATTCGCCAACCGTGAATTTGTTGGGGTCTTTGAGTTTGTAGGAAAGCGCCAGCGGACACATCAGTCCGGTCTGCCTACAAAGCTCCGCTTGGGACAGTCCGGCATCGTCCAGTAACCGCTTGATGTTGTGCCGGATTGGGTCTTTCGTTTTGCGTGGCATCAGCGGCTTAACCTTCGGCATTGGCGGCTCCTTTCTCTTTGAGCAGTTCATCAACGGTCACGCCGAAGAAGTCTGCAACTCGCTTCAGGTTCTGGATTTTTGGCGAGGATTTCTTCCACTTGTAGATAGTCCCCGCGCCAAACCCAAGCGCCCTTTCAACGTTGGCTATGCTAACGCCCCGTTCCAGACATAGCCAGCGGATATTTTTGTACATATGGCCCCTCCTTTCTTGACTTAGATTGGAAAGTATTCTAGAATGAATTGGATGTCGCTATGGAGTATTGCGCTAATAGGGATAGTCGCACATTCCTTTAATTCGTCATGTTTCGTGCTCTGATTACATAATAATGGAATATACGGCTATTGTCAATACTTAAAATAGTAGATTATTCAGTTTTTTGCCAAATTTTTTGAACTAGAAGGGGTATTGCTATGTTTGAAAGGCTATTCGAAACAATTAAGCAGTTATGTAAGGAGCGAGGAACGACCGTTGCTGCACTGGAGCGAGAGTTAAGGTTTAGTTCCGCATCTATCCGAAAGTGGGTCAGCTCTCCACCTTCACTGGATAAGGTTGTAAAGGTTGCAGAATACTTTGGCGTACCCGTGGACTACTTAATCTTCGGCAATCAAAAAACAGCCCATCCCGCAAACGAGATGAGCCGTGAGGATATGATTATGAAGATTGTAGCCATGTTTAACTCTCTTGGACCGGAAGATCGCAAGTTTGCTCTTGGTCTGCTTGACACAATCCTTCAATCACCCAAAAGAGATACATGAGCTGTTGGTCGGTGAGTTCCCGCAATGTTGCTTCTGTCATGTCAACTTACACCTTCCTTTTCTCATCCAATCACGAACGCCTGTTTGCTACTATGATAGGGGATTGAGAATGAGTTGTCAACATCTTGAAGGGAGTATTATTGGACAGTAATGGTTTTTGACTACTTGAGATTAATTTACCACAAGTTGTGATAAAATTATCGGATAAAATAAGGCCAAATTGTAAACAAACAGGAAGTGAACACAAATTTTGGAGGAATTTGGTAATGAAGAAAAGGGTTGCGATTGTCGTTCTTGCCCTGCTGGTGTTGGCTGGATGCTCCGCTACGACCAGCAATGAGGTGACAAATGCGTTCGAAGTGTCTGGCTCGTCTCGGTTCAACACGGCTTATTTCCTTGTAGGCGAGGACGAGATTATTGAGGCAATCAATCAGGCGCTGACGGACGAAGCCTATCCCACGTTTGAGCGCAACAGCAGCCAGCTTTGGAATTTTTACGACCTGGGCGAAGAAAAAGACGCCCTCAGGGTGAGTATGGCAAGCGATACGAAATTGACCAGTATTGAGTTGTTTTTGAAGGTCAGCAAAGATAACGCCAAACAGGTCGGCGATATCATCTGCCTGGTAATCAACACGTTCTCGCCAAACGCCGCAGACGAGATTGCCGACAAACTCAACGTCTTTACCGCCAAAGCGGACGACAACACTTGGTACAAATACGATTATGGCAACACTCATTACGAGTACTGCGCAAACTACGTCTACGCTTCCTGCCTGAAAATCACGGCGATTCCGCCGGAAGATGCAACGCCAGAAAGATAAGGAGGATTGAAATGAAAGCCGAACGACTACCATCAGGGAGCTGGAGGGTCAGAGTAAGCTATACGGAGAACGGCGAAAGGAAATGGGAATCATTCACGGCACCGACAGAGGAAGAAGCGCTGTATTTGGGTGCGAAGTTCAAAAACGAAAGAAAAAGAGTTAAGCGGTGCGAACTTACCGTAGGGGAGGCAATCGACCAGTATATTTCCGATAGAAGTGCCATTTTATCGCCTACAACCATACGCACCTATAAACAACAGCGGGCCTGCTATTTTCAAGAGATAATGGACACAAAGGTTAAAAATCTTACAGACAGGTTGGTCCAGATTGCGATCAATCGGGAATCTGCCAAGGTAACTCCTAAAACAATTAAAAATGCCTACAGTCTGTTGGCGTCGGCGCTTGCCGTGTATGGGGTGAAGGTCAATGTAACGCTTCCAAAGCTGATTAAAACCGAGATGAACATACCGACAGAGCAAAACATCATAAACCTTATAAATGAGGTTAAAGGAACATATTATGCGGATATTTTCTTGATTGCCGCCAACACAGGCATGCGACGTTCTGAAATCTGTGCTTTGACGTGGGATGATATTGGCGATACCACCATTAGAGTGAACAAGGCAAAGGTTCTGAACGACAAAAAGCAGTGGGTAATTAAACCGCCCAAGTCGTTTGCTGGGACACGAATAATCGACGTATCGCCAGCAGTAATTGAGCGTATACGTGCAATGCCACGCAATGGCAGGGAAATCATTCCAATATTGCCAGACACCATAAGCAAGAAATTTAATAAACTAAAGAATAAGCACAACCTAAAATTCCGATTCCATGATTTTAGGCACTACAATGCGTCTGTAATGCTTGCGCTTGGAATACCAGATAAGTACGCTATGGAGCGACTGGGACAAGCTACTCCATCCGTGCTGAAAAACGTCTATCAGCACATTAGAGAGGATAAAAAGAACGAAGCAAGCAGGCTGCTCAACGAGAAATTGGAGATAGAGTTGAACCAGGTTGTGCCACAAAACGTGACACGGCATTCAGAATATCAAGATAAATAGAGGTTTTTAAGCGTGCGCCAAACAGGTTCAAGTCCTGTTTCCCGCACCAAATTAAGAAGCCCGAAGCATCGGGCTTCTTTTAATTTCCCTAGATATTTAGGGCATTTCCCGTATTATTGATTTTATATGCTTGTAATGCATATTAGCCCAATATCACGCTTTTTTGGTGGGGGTGTGCCACGAAATGTGCCACGCCCCCAAACAAAAAACACCCGCCGCACAAAGCTGAGCGGGTTATTTAGTTGGATAATTTTTTATAAAAATCTTAAAACACCTCTTGACAATATATCCATCTGGCTATATAATATAGACAACAGGATAGGACAGGTACAGACCAAGAAAGGAGCACAAAAATGTTGACCGCCACCGAACTCGCAAATATCCTTAACGGAACGAAGCCTTATCAATGCTATGGTATTCGTACTGATGACCGTTCTTTCAAGGTCGGCGATTCTGATCTCGGCTGCTCCCGCGACTGGGATCACGACATCGACAACTACAGCGAGGATTATCTCCCTGGCATCTGCGCCACCGGTATCGGCTATCTCTGGCTGGACGGCAGTGAGGATGACGCTATCACCATCCAAGAAGCCATTGACAGCAACAGCAAATACTGCGGCGAGCATCAGTACCTGATTGCCGGAGAGTTCGCCGACTACGGCGAAGACCCCGATGAGGTCATCATCCGCAACGCTGTCGTGCTGGCTGTGATCCGCTAACAGGAGGTGCCCATGAATATCCTCACCTACTACCGCAAAAAGGCCGGCCTGACGCAAGCAGAGCTTGCCGCCAAGACCGGCATCCCGCAGCCCAACATCTCCCGTATTGAGCGGGGCGAGAGGGAGATCGGCAAGGTCTCCCTCGAAACCGCCGTAAAGTTGTCCGAAGCACTCGGAATACATGCTGAAGAACTACTCGGAAAGGAGCCAATCATGTGGAGTCTCGAAGAAATCACTGGCCAAGAGTCCGGCATCGTCCTGTACGGCGACGGCAGCATGCTCATCTGCAACTGGGCGGGCGGAGGATTGCCTAAGGTAAGCCCGCTTGGGGGCCTTATCGGACTCGGCGACGAGCTCGAGCCGGAAGGCGACCCCGAACACATCCCCGACATCGGCGCTTGGCTGGACGGGCGCGACCACGATCTCATTTACGACGCCAACGACGACTACGATAGCTTGTGGGGCACGAGCGGCACGCTCTACAGGGTATCTGGAGCGACAGTCATCGCACCGGATGGATGGTGCTAAGTAATCCCAAATAAAAAAGACCCGCCAGCCGAAGCTGAGCGGGTTTAATTTGTGCGATATAAGCTAGGGCGGCAAATACTGAAACGGAATTCCTTTCTCCTTGCAGAACTCAATCTCTATCTGAACGCCCTTGCTGATATCAGACGCAACAATCATGCGGTCGCAACGGTCAAGCAGGGTGAGGCAGAGTTCCATTTCCTTTTCATAGCCCAGCTCGCCGGAAGCGATGTGGGAGAGCGCCAGCAGCGGCGTAACGTACAGACTGTTCGTGTCGGCTCGTTGCAGGGCGTTGGTTATCTGCTTCGCCCGCTCGATGTTGGCAGCAGGGTTGTCGGTGAACTTGTGGGCGACGTAGACCATCTCCATCAATAGTACTCCTTCCCCATCGGGATGAACTCGGCTTTGTCCGGTCCATAGACGATACCGCATCCGAGCGTTTCGCGGTGCTTGGCGTACTTGCCGTAAGCGAATGCATAGGCATCTCGGTTAACGCCGCATCCAACGTTCATGCCAAAGATCGTCTTGCTCCTGTTGGTTGCGTACTGGACGCCACCGTAGGCATGAGAGTGGCCGATGCAGACTGACACGCCCTCAAAGATCGCTTTGTTGATTGCTCCGTTCCTACCTGTCCAGCCCAGCCCGTGCGCGTACAGAACGCCGTCAATGATGGTTTCGTCCTCGACCTGCACCCAGCCCTCTGGTAGTTCCAGAACGTCGTCTATATCCCTCAAAAACGCCTTGCCGATGCCTACAGTGGCGGCTTGACGCTCTACTCGCTCGTCGTGATTGCCTTTGATGCGGCGGCATTTGGGGAACAGCGTGGCGTACAGTTTCACCCGCTGTCGGGCAAGGTCAAGCTCGGAGTATGCACCTAGCGCGCACGGTTCGGCGCCATGCCGTGAAATGGCATGCATGTCTACCAGATCGCCCAAGCAGATAACAGATTTGACGCCGTACTTCGTTGCTGTGTCCTTCAAAAAATAGGGGAAGTTCGGCATATCGAACGGGGCGTGTGGGTCAGAGAAGACCAACGCCGGATATTCCTGTTGCGTGTAGCGCGGACACCTGCGAAGGTATCCTCTGACCTTTTCCTCAATCTGTTTCGCGCTCAGCCCATCGAAGTAAGAAGCAACCGCAGAATAGACCTGCGTCCAACTCTTGCCCTCGTCGAATTTGAGTCGTTCTGCTATTTCCTTCCATTCTTCGTTGTTGGGCATGTTTGTTACTCCGCTTCGTTGTCTTCGCCGGAATCATCAGCTTTTTTGCCGACAACGGCATCATAGCCGCCGGAAGCCGCCAGAGCGACGACGACGGCATTGACCACCGCAAGGCCGGCATTCTCCCAAGTGAGCGTACCGGCAAACAGGTTGGCGGCAATCAGGATAATAGCCGCCACGATGTAGGCGAAGAAGCGAGTCGGAATCTGCTCGATGAACTTAACGCCCTTGAACAGCTGCGTAAACATTGCCGTCAGAGCGGTGGCGCCAGCGTAAGTGCCGAGCGCGGCCCAGGTGAAGAATTCGTTCATGTTTATCCCTCCTTCTTCTTACTCGTAGATGATTTCAAGCCCGTAGGCGACAGCGGCATCATGTTCAATCCTGCACCCACGGGCGCTCTCCCAGCCCTTACAGAAATAGGCCGCATGGCACAGGGACATGTTTTCAAGCGACTTTGCCAAGAAACATAACGGAATCTGCACTACTCCGCGCTCCTTCATCTTCTCGTTGCTGTACCACTCATCGGTGAACAGGGTATTGACGACCTCATACCCCAAATTTTCTAACGTCGCGATTGCCCTTTCCCTTGTGGCGACAATTTCCTCGTTGGTTTTCCCGCCCATAGGCTGGGAAAGCATGGCTTTCTTCATAATAGCCTCCTATATCGTTAAACCTGCCCCAGCAACCAGCCAATAAATCCAGCCGCCGCAAGCCCGATGATTTGTCCTACAAGGTTTTCCCATCGTTTGCCGCCCTTGCTTTCAAGCGTGCGTAAACGTACTTCGTGGTCGCTAATGTCGGTCAATGCTCTGTCCAGTTTACTTTCAATGCGTGCGAGCGTGTCCTCCACGTTGCGCATCCGCACCTCCATGTTGGTGTCGTTCATGTCGTTCCCCCCGCCGTTTTACCAGTCAAATAGACCGAGTTTCTTGTTGGTGTTTTTGCCGTAGATTCCGTCCGCCTTTAGACCGTTGAGTTTCTGATAGAGCATAACTCCCTTTTTCGTCTTTTCGCCGTAAACTCCATCCGGCGTGCCGCAGTCAAAACCGAGCTTATTCAGCGTGCGCTGTAACTCCTCGATTGCGGCGGACCGCTGGAGTTTTCCCTTGACGTACTTGAACACGCAGGGGATGCCGCCAAAGCCAGGCGTGTTGGTGCCGCTGGTCTGACCGTTCCAACCCCACCGCGCGCGGTTGGTGCGGGTGTCGATGTGGATGTGAGTGACCCTGTTCAGCTCGCCAGACTTGGCAAGATACAGCCCGATTCCGCCCACTTCCGGCAGGGTCTCAACGAACTGCGCCAGTTTGTAGGCGGGCACATCCGGCACGTAGATGTCCACAGCCTTGCCGTAACAATGCTGACTGGTCTTGCTGCCTGTCCAGTTCGCAGAATCACGGTATCCAGCGGTTTTATGCGGCGCATACTTGGTCGATGTTGCGCCGTAGGTGTTGCGCAGAATCGGTTTCTTGCCGAACTTGGCGTAAATCTTCTCACAGATCGCCGCCAGCGTTGTATCGAACTTGATGGTCTTATGCCCGCTGTAGGCCCAGAAATCGCCCACAGTGAAGTGTTCCGTCAACCGCAAATCCTTTTGTGCGGCTGAAAACGTCTTGACTGCCATGCTAATCCTCCTCCTTAACGTACTTCGCCTGAACCCATCCAGTGACCGTCAGGTCGGCTGTCTGCGCAACGGAAACCTCGCACCAGCCATCACGCTTTGACAGGATTACGCCGTCATCGACCGCGCGGAGATAGCACTTATCTTTGCCGTTGTATACGTAATCAGTCGTTGTTGACGGCCCAGAGCGCAATGCAACTTTGTAGCCAGTCGATACGGCTGATTTAAACTTGATTCTCATTTCCTCACCCTCCAGCCGGAACGCCCAGCAGTCGTTGCCGCGCAGAATGTCCTCTGCCAGCATGTTGGCTTGTCCATTGTCGCCCCACTTAGTCCCCCACGAGTTGAGAACGCGGATTGTGCCGTCAGGGTTGACATACCATGCACTCATGGCGTGTGCTATACCGTAATCCGTGCCACTATATGGTCGGTAGACTCCGTCAGCGTCGACCTGCCGGGTCTTGATCGCTACCGAGAAAACAACATACCGCCCGCTTTTGATTGCATCACAAAGCGCGTCCTTCGACGTGATGCGCTCGTACTGTTCGATTTTGTATTTAGCGGCGGTTTTGGCGAGTTTGGAGCGATTCTGGTCAACCCATTCCCGCGCATGTTCTGTCCA